GCCGTCACCACGAAATCATGGGCGAGGCGTTCGAGCGGGTGCTGTTTGGAGACAGCAAGCGTCTAATTATCAACATGCCGCCCCGCCATACTAAGTCTGAGTTTGCCTCCTACTTGCTGCCCGCTTGGTTTATGGGGAACTTTCCAGACAAGAAGATCATTCAAGCCACCCACACGGCTGAGTTGGCTGTGAACTTCGGTCGGAAGGTCAGGAACCTCATCGACAGTGAGGACTTCCAGAAGATCTTCCCTGGCGTGAAGCTACAGTCGGACTCGAAGGCGTCTGGTCGCTGGGCGACCGACAAGGGTGGAGAGTACTTCGCCGTAGGCGTCGGCGGGGCTATCGCCGGTAAGGGTGCGGACCTGTTCATTATTGATGACCCGCACACTGAGCAGGAGGCGATTCTCGCCGCCCATGACCCGACGATCTATGACAAGGCCTTTGACTGGTACACGTCCGGTCCCAGACAGCGTCTCCAGCCGGATGCCCGCATTGTGATCGTGATGACCCGATGGGGTAAGCGGGATCTGACGGGCCGTCTAATCCAGACATCTATGGAACGTGGAGACGGAGAGAGCGAGTGGGAGGTAATTGAGCTTCCTGCCATTCTGCCCTCCGGAAGCTCTCTGTGGCCTCAGTTCTGGAAGATCGAAGCGCTCGAAGCGCTCAAGGCTGAGCTTCCGGCACATAAGTGGAACGCGCAGTACCAGCAGCAGCCGACCAACGCCGAAGGTGCGATCCTCAAGAGGGAGTGGTGGAAGCGCTGGCCGCAGTCTCGCCCGCCCGAGTGCGAGTATATTATTATCTCTGCCGACACCGCCTTCACCAAGAACAACCGCTCGGACTACAGCGCCTTCACGACCTGGGGCGTCTTTGACAAGCCCAACGACAACGGGATCGTGGGGCAGAATCTAATTCTCCTGGACGCCTTCAAGGAGCGGATGGAATTCCCCGATCTGAAGCAGAGAGCCCTTGAGGTCTATAAGGAGTGGCAGCCAGATACCCTGATGATCGAAGGCAAAGCCTCCGGCTTGCCTTTGATTCATGAGCTTCGGCAGCTTGGGATCCCTGTTTCCGAATTCACCCCGACCAGGGCTTCGGGCGACAAGATCATGCGGGCAAATAGTGTTAGCGATATGTTTGCCTCTGGTATAGTCTGGGCTCCCGAAACCCGATGGGCCGATGAGGTCATCGAGGAATGTGCCTCCTTCCCAAATGGGGCTCACGACGACTATGTTGACGCGGTGATTATGGCTCTGATGCGATACCGACAGGGTGGGTTTGTGCGCCTGCCTTCGGACTACGACGATGAGCCTGATCTTCCGCGTCGCGCAGAGTACTACTGAGGGGATTGGCTGTGGCTATCGACAAAGCGATGAACCCGCTGGGCAACCCCGCCGACGAGGACGTTGAGATTGAGATCGTGAATCCAGACGCTGTCTCGATTGAGACGGAGGACGGCGGGGCTATCATCATCCTTGGTCCTGAGATGTCCCAGGATCTGATGCCGGGTTTCAATGCCAATCTTGCTGAACACATGGACGAGAGCGATCTTGGGGCTATCGGCCATGACCTGTTGGATGATTTTGAATCTGACAGCCGCTCCCGCGAAGATTGGGAGCAGACTTACAAGAAGGGACTCGACCTCCTTGGACTGAAGATCGAGGACCGCTCTAGCCCCTGGCCTGGGGCCTGCGGCGTGTTTCACCCGATCCTGTCTGAAGCTGCGGTTCGCTTCCAGTCTCAGGCAATCATGGAGACCTTCCCTGCGGGCGGTCCCGTAAAGACCAAGATCGTTGGTCGTATTACTCCTGAGCGCGAGCGGCAGGCTCAGCGGGTCAAGGAAGACCTAAACTACATCCTGACTGAGAAGATGTCCGAGTACAGGAATGAGCATGAGCGCATGCTCTTCGCTCTCCCTCTTGCTGGGGCAGCATTCAAGAAAGTGTACTTCGACCCGACCCTTGGTCGGCCTGCTTCGATCTATATCCCCGCTGAAGACTTTGTTGCCCCTTATGGGGCATCGGATCTCCAGACCGCACCCCGATACACGCACATTATGCGGAAGCACCCGAACGAGATTCGGAAGCTTCAGGTCATGGGCTTCTATCGGGACGTTGATCTGTCCGAGCCCGTTCCTGACAGGAACGAGATCCAGCGCACCAAGGATAAGCTTGCGGGCGAAGAGCAGATCGACACGGACGACCGGCATCAGTTGCTGGAAGTTCACGTTGATCTGGATCTGCCGGGCTACGAGGATGTAGGCAAGGACGGCGAACCGACTGGGATCGCCCTCCCCTATGTCGTGACGGTCGAGCGTTCGACGGGCGTGGTCCTGTCTATTTACCGGAACTGGAAGCAGGGCGACGAACTCAAGCTGAAGCGTCAGCACTTTGTTCAGTATGGGTACATCCCTGGTTTCGGTTTCTACCCCTTCGGCCTGATCCACCTGATCGGTGGTATCGCCAAGTCTGCGACTTCGATCCTGCGTCAGCTTGTGGATGCGGGTACGCTGGCTAACCTTCCCGCCGGTCTGAAGGCTCGTGGCCTTCGTATCAAGGGCGACAGCACGCCCCTGATGCCGGGCGAGTTCCGGGACGTTGATGTCCCCTCTGGGGCCATCAAGGACAGCATTACCTTCCTGCCCTACAAGGAACCGTCTCAGGTTCTTGCTGGTCTCCTTGGCACGCTCGTTGAGGAGGGCCGTCGCTTCGCGTCGATTGCCGATCTTCAGATTGGTGATGCCAACCAGAGTGCCCCGGTAGGCACGACCCTGGCTCTCATGGAGCGGGCGATGAAGGTGATGTCTGCGGTGCAGGCTCGTCTTCATGCCTCGATGAAGCAGGAACTGGACCTCCTGGTTGAGATTATCCAGGAGAACATGAAGGGCGACTACGACTACGAGACGGATCTCGGGGCCACTCGAACCGCTGACTATGATGGCAGAATCGACGTGATTCCGGTCACTGACCCGAATGCTGCCTCCCTGTCTCAGCGCGTTGTCCAGTACCAAGCCGCGCTTCAGTTGGCCCAGCAGGCTCCGCAGATGTACGATCTGCCGGAGCTTCACCGGCAGATGCTGACGGTCCTGGGCATTCAGGATCCTGGCAAGATCATCCCCAACACGGATGAGAAGAAGCCTATGGATCCCGTGTCTGAGAACATGGCGATCCTGTCTGGTAAGCCAGTGAAGGCGTTCCTCTACCAAGATCATGAGGCCCACATTAAGGTCCACATGACGGCGATGCAGGATCCCAAGATCCTTGCTCTGGTCGGTCAGTCTCCCCAGGCCAGCATGATCCAGGCTGCGGCGATGGCTCACATCGCTGAGCATATCGGCTTCCAGTATCGTCGGGAGATCGAGAACCAGCTTGGCGTGGAACTGCCGCCTCCTGACGCTCCCCTGCCGGAAGACATCGAGGTGGCCCTGTCTAAGCTGGTTGCAGACGCGGCAGGCAAGCTGCTTCAGAAGGACCAAGCTGAGGCGCAGCAGCAGGAAATCCAGCAGAAGATGCAGGATCCCGTTGTCATGGCCCAGATGCAGGACGCCCAGAACAAGCAGGCTGAGATCCAGCGCAAAATGGCGAAGGACCAAGCCGATCAGATGTCGCGTGAGCGTCAGCAGCAGATCGAGGTCGAGCGGATTCGCTCTCAGGAGCGCATCGCTGGGATGAATGCTGGGATCAAGTCTATGTCTCAGCAGCAGGAGTTTGAGCAGAAGCGCGACTACGACATCGCCAAGCTGAAGCTTGATGCGATCCGGGCTGGCGCTGATCTGGCTAGGGGCAAGTGATGGTCTCTGACGACAGCGTCCTGGAGTATCTTCGCAAGAAGATTCGGGACATGATGAACGAACACGCTGACTTCGTGGCTACCGGCGCGGCTCAGGATTGGGCAGAATACCGTCACCACGTCGGCGTGATTGAAGGTTTGGCGAAAGCCGAAAGGGAATTGCTGGATTTGGAAGAACGTCTTCGCCAGCATGACTAACCACCCATCATGGGTGCAGGGTATCGCACGACCCTAACAGTGCGCTTAAAGGACTACTATGCTTAACGTTGATATCAAGATGCCGGATGAAGAGGCTCGGGGCGCAACCCAGCTTCCAGAACCTTCCGGTTTCAGGCTTCTGATCGCCCTTCCGGAGCTTGAAGAGAAGACCGACTCTGGCATTTACTTGCCGGAACAGGTGCGTGAGAAAGAATCCCTTGCAACGGTTGTTGGCTTCGTCCTAAAGATGGGGTCGCTCGCCTATAAGGATCCCAACAAGTTCCCTGACGGGGCTTGGTGCAAGGAGGGAGACTGGGTTTTGTTCCGTGCGTACAGCGGCACTCGTATCAAGATTCATGGTCGGGAGTTCCGGATCATTAATGACGATACGGTCGAGGGCGTTGTCGAGGATCCCAGGGGGATTGCACGGGCATGAGCGCTACACGAAAGGCCGAAGAGGCCGACGACGACTTCGAGATCGAGATCGTTGATGACGCGGCTGATGAAGATCGTGGTCGTCCTCTAGCCCCAGAGGTTACGGACAACGACGACGACATCACCGTCAGTGATGACGAGGTCTCCAATTACAGCGCGAGTGTGAAGAAGCGCCTGAAGGAACTCTCCTTCAAGACGCACTCTGAGCGCCGTGCGAAGGAGTACGCCGCCAAGGAGCGTGACGAGGCCATTCGTTTGGCTGAGCGCCTTGCGGAAGAGAACAAGAAGTATCGCGAGCTTGCTGGCAACACTGAGCAGTTTGCGGCCAATCAAGCCAAGGCTCGCGCCGAAGGTGACATCGCCGCCACCAAGCGGGCGATGAAGGAAGCCTTCGAGTCTGGCGATACGGAGAAGTTCCTGGATTACCAGGAGCAGCTTCAGCGCTTCGTGAACGAACACGAGCGCTACGCTAACTACAGGCCCGCTCCGGTTCCTGAACCGACCTATGAGATTCCGAAGCCCCGCCCTCAGCCCGATACGAAGGTTGTGGACTGGGCTAATAAGAATCCCTGGTTCGAGGGGCAGAACGAGCTTGAGAAAGAGATGACGGGTTATGCCTACGCGGTCAGCGACATGCTGATTCGTGACAGCAAGATCGACCCGCGTAGCGATAAGTACTTTGAGGAACTTAACAAGCGCATCGAGCGCCGGTTCCCCGAGTACTTCCAGAAGTCTGAGCCGGAAATTGACGCGACGGCAAAGGCATCTCCGGTGGTGGCCGCTGCAACCAGAACGGCCAAGACCACCCGCACAGTGCGTCTAACCCCGACCCAGGTCTCCGTCGCACGTAGGCTCGGTCTCACGCCTGAGCAGTACTACGCTCAGTATAAGAAGGATTACGGTCATGGCTGACCGCACCCCCCGCGACCTTGAAACGCGCGAGCAGCAGGCTCGCCCGACTTCTTGGCGTCCTCCTTCTTTGCTGCCCGACCCGAAGCCGGAACCGGGCTATGTCTTCCGCTGGGTCCGCACCAGCATGATGAATGCTGCGGACAACACCAACGTCAGCAAGCAGCTTCGCGAGGGCTACGTGCCCGTTCGTGCAGATGACCATCCTGAGCTTATGCTGGCAGCCGACCCCAATAGTCGCTTCAAGGGCAACATTGAGGTTGGCGGTCTCCTTCTGTGTAAGATTCCGGAGGAGGTCGCGCGTCAGCGTGACGCCTACTACCGGAATATGGCGCATCAGCAGATGGAAAGCGTGGACAACAACCTTATGCGCGAGAGTGATCCTCGCATGCCCGTCCTCCGCCCGGAGCGGTCATCGAAGACCACGTTCGGTCGTGGCCCCAGGGAATGATCTCTTGGGCCGTAAATCCCCAATCTCAGAAGAAAGGTAACGGAAAGTGGCATCGACCTCTTCCCCGTACGGGCTTCGCCCGCTGAACCTTCTGGGTGGTCAGTCGTACGCTGGTTCGACTCGCGAGTACGCGATTCCTGCCAGCTACGGCACGAGCATCCAGTACGGTGACCCGGTGATCATCACGAACACCGGCTCGACTCGTGGTACACTGGCTCGCTTCAACGCGACCACGACCGCTGCGACCATCACCTCGACGGGTGGCGGCTTCGGCTTCGTGGGCGTGTTCGTGGGCTGCACGTTCACCGACCCGACCTACGGTACGGTGTTCCGCCAGAACTACACGTCTGGCAACGCGGCGACGGACATCATGGCTTATGTCGTGGATGACCCGGACGCTCTGTTCCAGGTGCAGGCTGACGACACCCTTGGTCAGACGGCTCTGGGCTGCAACGCGGCTCTGATCCAGACGGTTGCTGGCAACAGCGGCGCGAACATCAACTCTGGCGTTGGCCTCGATGCCTCCAGCATCGCGACGACCAACACCCTTCCGGTTCGTATTGTTGACTTCGTCAACAGCACGACCAGCCAGATTGGTGATGCGTACACCGACGTGATCGTGCGTATCAACACGCACTTCCACCGCACCGGCAATACCGGCTCTGCCGGTACGGCTGCCAGCTAAGGAGGCTGTGAAAGATGGCTATTTCACGCGCACAGCTTCTCAAGGAACTGCTTCCGGGTCTGAACGCTCTGTTTGGCCTGGAGTACAAGCGGTACGCTGAGGAGCATAAGGAAATCTACGAGACTGAGAACTCGGAGCGTTCCTTTGAAGAGGAAGTGAAGCTCTCTGGCTTCGCTGCTGCCCCCGTCAAGAACGAAGGTGCGGCGATTGCGTACGACAACGGCCAGGAAGCCTGGACCGCTCGTTATACGCATGAGACCATCGCGTACGGCTTCTCCATCACCGAAGAGGCGATGGAAGACAACCTGTACGACAGCCTGTCGGCCCGTTACACCAAGGCGCTTGCGCGCTCGATGGCGTATACGAAGCAGATCAAGGCTGCCTTCCCGCTGAACAACGGCTTCACCAGCTACCAGTCTGGTGACGGCGTGACCCTGTTCAGCACCCAGCACCCGCTGGTGTCCGGTGGCTACAACAGCAACCGCCCGGCCACGCCGGTTGACCTGAATGAGACGGCCCTTGAGGCCGCTGTCATTCAGATCGCCGCCTGGACGGACGAGCGCAGCCTGCTTATTGCGGCCCGCCCGCGTAAGCTGATTGTGCCGCCTGCGCTGATGTTCGTTGCCACCCGCCTGCTTGAGACGGAACTCCGTGTCGGCACGGCTGACAACGACATCAACGCGGTGAAGTCCAACGGGTCGATCCCCGAAGGCTACACGGTCAACCACTTCCTGACCGACCCGAACGGCTGGTTCCTGACCACCGATGTGCCGAACGGCATGAAGCACTTTGTGCGTTCGCCGCTTGCCACGTCGATGGACGGTGACTTCGACACGGGCAATGCTCGCTACAAGGCTCGCGAGCGTTATTCGTTCGGCGTCTCTGACCCGCTGGGCATCTACGGCTCGCCGGGTTCGACCTGAGCGTAAAAGGGGAGGGGGCTTCGGCCCCCTTCTCACATTTTCTCTTGCCCTTGTCTTTTATAGGCGGGCATAATGCGGGCAGTTCCGGGTTAACCCGGCTCTACTGACTGTCCCGGCAGACACGCACGAAGACAGTAGAGCCTTGATCGTGCGAGAAGAACGATGGCTTTTACCTCGTTTTCCGGCCCAGTCCGTTCCGGTACAATTCGTGAAGGCGCTGCGCGCAACACGGGCCTTGTGGTTCTCACCCAGTCCTACGACACGGGCGTTGTGACGGCTGGCGTCGGCAACGTGGACGCTGCGCTTGGCATTCTGCCCCAGGGTTCGCAGATCGTGGACATCACCGTCGATCAGGTTGTGGTGCCGGGTGGTTCCTCGACCTCGACCGTGTCTGTCGGTAATGCCTCTGGCGGCGCTCAGCTTATGGCGGCGGTTGCCACCACCGCTGGCGGTCGCTTTCGTGGCACCACGACGGCGACGACGCAGCTTGCTTGGCAGACCTCGACCTCTGCCGACACGCCGGTCTTTGTCCGCTATGCGGTGGGCACTGAGGCGGGCGTGGGTCGCGCCATCGTGACCGTCAGCTACGTCCAGCGCGCTCCGAACGGCGCTCAGAACCCCGCCAGCGCCTAACCAGCTAAGGAGGGTTCTGCGTCATGCAGACAGATGTCCTTGCTAGCGCCGTCCGCACGACGGACGGCGTGATGAATGACCAAGCGGGCAGGGCCATTGGTCGCTGCCGCGTGAAGGGTATCTACATCGTTCCCGCTGCTGGGGCTGGCAGTGTCGTCTTTCGAGACGGCACCACCGTGTCTGGTGCCAGCAAGATTACCATCAACACGATCACCGGCTCGACTAGCACCAACTGGATCCTCATGCCGGGTGAGGGGCTTCTCTTTCAGACTGGCATCTTTGCCGACCTGACGGACGTTGCCTCAGTGATGGTTATCTATGGCTAAGACCCCTGCATGGCAGCGCTCTGAGGGCAAGAACCCGAAGGGCGGTCTAAATGCAAAGGGTCGCGCGTCGTACAACAAGGCCAACCCAGGGAAACCTGGGTTGAAGCCCCCTCAGCCAGAGGGCGGTTCGCGCAGAGATAGCTTCTGTGCTCGGATGAAGGGCATGAAGAAGAAGCTGACCTCTGCCAAGACGGCCAACGACCCCAACTCTCGTATCAACAAGTCCTTGCGGGCCTGGAACTGCTGATATGACCCAAGATACGGAAGCAGTGAAGAACGTTGTTGATGCGGTTTCTATAGGAACTGTTGTGGCTACTCTAGCTGGCGTTCTGCCGAGCATCGCAGCGATCTTCACGATTTGCTGGACTGGGATCCGGATCTACGAGACAGAGACGGTTCAGAAGCTTCTTGGGAAGAAGAAGCCTGTCGAAGTGAGCCAGGACTAACGCCATGTCGGATTCTGCCAAGCAGGCTCAGATGTCCGAGCAGATGGCAGCCAACGCTTCTAAGGGGGCGTTGATCGAGAAGGTTGTCTTCGCAGCTATCCCTATCCTGTTTAGCTGCGTCGTGTACCTGATGACCTCCCTGTCATCTGCCAACAATGAGATCACGATCCTGAAGTCGAGGATCGCTGTGGTGGTGACCCAGGACAACCGGGCCATTCCGCCGCAGGGCACGACCATCGACATGGCTCAGATTCGTGAGCATCTGTCCAATCGGATCGAACAGGTGGAGCGGGATGCTGCCATCGCTCGTGGCAACATGACGCTTGATCGTGAGCGCAGCATGGCTGGGATTGAGCGTGGCCGACTGGAGATGGCCGCTGACGCGGCTGCCGCCCGCGCTTCGATCCGGTCTGACCTGACACGCATGATCACCGAACTTGAGCGTCGTGTGGCCCTTCTGGAGTCCAGAAATGGAAGCCCTGCTCAACCTCGTTAAGACGGTAGCCCCGTCTATTGCTACTGCCGTAGGCGGTCCACTGGCAGGGATGGCAACTCGCGCCATCTCCGAAGCTCTTCTTGGCAAGCCGGATGGGACTGAGGATGAGCTTCTAGAGGCAGCCAAGATCGCCACGCCGGAACAACTGCTAGCCTTGAAGCAGGCAGAGCAGCATTTCGTGATCCGTATGCGTGAGCTTGATGTTGATCTTGAGCGCATCTCGAACGAGGATCGCAGTTCTGCCCGCGAGCGAGAAGTTAAGACAGGCGACCACACGCCAAAGTTCCTTGCGGCTGCTGTGACCTTCGGCTTCTTCGGCGTTCTGTTCTGGATGATTGCCAACGGTCTTCCTGCCAATGGCGGCGAAGCAATGCTGGTTATGCTTGGCACGCTGGGTACGGCATGGGGCGCTATCGTCTCTTACTACTTCGGCTCTTCGGCTGGCTCTCGCGAGAAGACCCAGGCCATGAACAGGATCATGGGCAAGTGAAAG